GTTGTTCGTATTGTTCCCTATAAGTATGTTCCAGAGAATCCGTTTATTGAACTTAAGTTTCATTATAATATCAATGGAAAGACTTATTTGAGTCCTGATAGTTTTGGTCGTCCAGATCCAATCGTTGAGTTTAGTAACCGTCTCAAGAAGACTGGTGATAAAGAAGATTGGAAGATGGGTCGTAAGATGGAACCCAAGATGCGTACATTCGCTCCCGCCATCGTTCGAGGTGAGGAAAACGAAGGTGTTAAGTTTTGGGGATTTGGTAAGCAGGTTTATCAAGAATTGCTTTCAATCATTAGTGATCCTGATTTCGGTGATATTACTGATTTGACAAGTGGTCGTGATATCGTTGTTGAATTCAAGACGGGAGATGAATCTGGTAAGAGTTTCCCAGAAACCAACATTCGTGTTAAGCCAAATGTAAGTCTAGCAGTTGATCCAAAGAATGCTCAGTTGCTTGAAGCACTCAAGAGTCAGGTCAATATCTTGGACCTTTTCCCTGAGTTTAGTTACGATGAACTCAAGGATGTAATGGATAAATGGTTGAATCCAGAGCCAGCTGTTGAAACCGAATCAACTTCTGTTGTTGCTGAAGATGAAACTGAACTGTCTGAAGCAGTTGCAACACCTGTGGCGGCAAAGCCAGCAGCAGTTAAGCCTGCTGTTTCACCAAGTGCTGTTAAGGCAAAGTCAGCTGCAACTGACGATGTTACACAAGCATTTGATGATTTGTTTAACTCCTAAAAAATAAAAATAAGCCGGTGGAGTTTTTATACTTCACCGGCTTTCTAGTTATAAACGTTATGGCAAAAAAACAAAATAATAAAGAAAATCAGAGAGATGAACTCATTGAATTGTTGGCAGATGAGTTGAACAAAGCAAATAAAGATGGTGGTAAGATTGCTTATTTCTTGGATGAACAAGAAAATCCGGCTGAAATTACTGACTGGATTAGCACCGGTTCATCAATTCTAGACTTAGCAATTAGTAATCGTCCTCACGGCGGATTGCCTGTTGGTAAGATGGTTGAATTCAACGGATTGGAAGGTACTGGTAAGAGTTTGGTATCTGCACACGTTGTTGCTGATACTCAAAAGAAAGGGGGAGTTGCAGTAGTAATTGACACTGAAAATGCAGCTGCTCCTCAGTTCTGGAAGAGTCTTGGTGTGGATCTATCTAAGTTGCTGTATGTTCAATGTGAAACCGTTGAAGATATTTTCGCTCAGATGGAAAAGATGATTGCAATTGTTCGTAAGAGCAATAAGGATCGTATTCTTACAATTATTGTTGACTCTGTAGCAGCAGCCTCAACTAAGGTAGAACTAGAAAGTGACCACGGTAAGGATGGATTCGCAACAGGTAAGAGTATTATTATCAGTAAAGCGATGCGTAAGATTACTACCATGATTGGTCGTCAAAAGGTTCTTACTGTATTTACTAATCAACTTCGTCAAAACCTAAATGCTATGGCATTCGGTGACAAGTATGTAGTAAGTGGTGGTAAGGCACTTGCTTATCATTGTAGTGTTCGTGTTCGTTTGAACAATACGGGTAAGTTGAAAAAGGCTGAAGAAGTTATTGGTAATGAATGTAAAGCAGTTGTTATCAAAAACCGAATGGGCCCTCCTCAACGTCAAGCCAACTTTGAAATCTACTTTGACAGTGGTATTGCTGACTATAGTAGTTGGATCAAAGTGCTTAAAGAAAATAACATTATCAAACAAGGTGGTGCTTATTACGCTTACAGAAAAAATGATGGTACTGAATGGAAGTTTCAATCCAAAGATTTCGTATTTACAATGCAATCTGATACAGCTTTGAAAGAAGAACTATATCTTAAGATTTGTGATGCCGTTGTTATGAAATATAAGGATCCAAATAGTCAAATCGTTGAAGACGCTACTGTTGATACTGAAGAAGAATCGGCAGGCAACGAATAAGAATGAGCGGTTTTACTCCAAACGAACGAAAGAAACTGTTCTCTCTTTTTGAGAACATAAAGGAAGATGTCGGAGTTAATGGACTTCAAAAAAATATTAACTCCGATATTCTTCTCGTTGATGGATTAAATACCTATATTCGCAGTTTTATGGCAGTGCCATCACTAAATGATGATGGTCTTCACACTGGTGGTATTGCCGGTTTTCTCAAAAGTGTAGGATATGCAATTAAATTGTTAAGTCCTACACGGGTTATTATTGTATTTGATGGTAAAGGCGGTTCTCAAAAGAGAAGGAAGATTTATCCCGGTTATAAGAATGGAAGAAAAACTGACATTAGACTAAATAGAACCTATGATGATCTATCTGATAGTTTAACAGAATCGCAGAATTTTAAGAAAGAATTGATTCGTACAGTAAATTATCTTGATGTATTGCCTGTTACGGTTATGTCAATGGATCAAGTTGAAGCGGATGATACTATTGCTTATCTAGCTAAACAGACATTTAAGGATAGTAATGTTACTATAATGTCTACTGATAAAGATTTTCTACAATTAGCAAGTGATAAGATTAGTATTTGGAGTCCGGTAAAGAAAAAGATTTTTGGGTGTAAAGAAATCGTTGATGAGTATGGTATTAGTTGCAAAAATTTTATCTTTTATAGAATAATGGAAGGTGATACAAGTGATAATATACCCGGCTTAGAAGGTGTTGGCTTAAAGAGAGTGATTCAAGCATTTCCATTTTTGGGAGAAGAACCTCAAGTGTGTTTACAACAAATTTATAACTATGCTGAGAATAATATTAGCAAGTATAAGATTTATGAACGGGTGTTGAACAGTAAACTATTGCTTGAAAGAAATTATGAATTGATGCAGTTACATAATACTCAAGTGCAGAGTTTTACTCAGTTAAGGATTGAAGAAATAATTAATAAACCTGTACCAAAGATTGATAAAATGGGATTTACAAAATTGATTACAGAGGACAAGATGTGGACAAATATTCCTAATTATATGGTCTGGTTAAATGACTGTTTCGGCAAACTTAATAGTTTCGTGCTATAAGGATATAACAAGTTGTAAATTTTCGGTGTAGAGTTATACTATTTTTATGGAGAATAAACAAATTATTGATAACCTTAAGAAATACGGGTTAGACTTCCAAGTTAAATGTATTTCATGTTTACTGTCTGATCGTTCTTTTATTGAACGAATTCATGACATTGTAGAAGCTGAATTCTTTGAGAGTGATGCTCACAAGTGGATTCTCAAAGAAAGTATTGAGTATTTTAATCAGTATAAAGACCTACCAACTCTAACTGTCTTTAAGATTAAGTTGGATAGTGTAGAAAATGAAGTACTCAAGAAGTCTATTGTTGACAATCTAAAGTTAGTGTATCAAAAGTTACAAGATAATGATTTGAAGTTTATTAAGGAACAATTTCTTGAGTTCTGTAAGAATCAGAAGTTGAAGAATGCCATCTTTGAAAGTGCAGACTTACTTTCTACTGGTCAATATGAAAAGATTAAAAGTGTTGTTGACCACGCAATGAAAGCCGGTATGGAAAGAAACATTGGTCACGCATATAGTGAAGATGTTGAAAAAAGAATGAGTGTAATGAGTCGTAATTGTGTTAAAACCAATTGGACTGAAATTGATACGATTATGGATGGCGGACTCGGCCCCGGTGAACTTGGTATTATTACTGCCTGTGCTGGCAGTGGTAAGAGTTGGGTACTCAGTAAGTTGGGTGCTGAAGCAATGAAACAAGGTAAGAATGTTGTACATTTTACACTTGAGTTGAATGAGAATTATGTTGGATTAAGATACGATAGTTGTTTTACTGGTATTGACTTCCAGAATATCCGAAACAACATTGACATTGTAAAACAAAAGATTACAGAAGTTCCCGGTAAACTTGTTATTAAATATTTTCCAATTAAGACCGTAAGTGCTTATAGTCTCAAGGCACATTGTGAAAGACTTGCTGTACTTGGTACTAAAGTAGATATGATTATCGTTGACTATGCTGATATTCTCCGTCCAGCACATAGTGAGAAGAACAGTAATAGTTATAGTGAAGCTGGTGGTATTTATGAAGAACTTCGTGGAGTTGCTGGTGAACTACAAGTTCCTATTTGGAGTGCTTCACAAAGCAATCGTGCTGCTATGGAGGAAGATATCATTCAGGCAAATAACATTGCTGACAGTTATAGAAAGATTATGACGGCTGACTTTGTTTTGAGTTTAAGTCGTAAAGTCGGTGATAAACAAGCTAACACTGCACGATTCCATGTAATCAAGAATCGTTTCGGACCAGATGGCTTAACATTCCCAAGCAAGATGAATGCTGGTTGTGGTCAGATTGAAATATTTGGCGAGAATAGTCGTGAAGGTCTTGCTGTACTCAATGAAATGATGGATGGTGAGAATCAAGTGAAGAAAGTTCTCAAGAATAAGTGGAATGCTCACAATGTTGATGAAGATGAAGAATAATTCATAGTCAACAAAAATTAAAAAGTTATAAAAAAAAGTTTTTAAATGTTATTAATGTGAGAATAATTTATTTTTTAAAATGATAGTTATTTTTTACCCAAAAGAAAGGTTTCCAGTATGAGTGATATTTTAAGTAAAGATTTTGTCAAGAAGTATGCAAAAAAACAACCCAATTGGGGTTTCAACGGTTTAGGTTACATTGTATATAAAAGAACCTATGCCAGATTAAAAGAGGATGGTAATACAGAAGAATGGTACGAAACCATTGAAAGGTGCATTAACGGTGCACAAAAAATTGGCGCCCAATATTCCAAAGAAGAAGCTGAAAGACTTTTTGATTATGTTTTTAATTTGAAATGTAACTTTGCTGGTAGAATGTTGTGGCAACTTGGTACTAGTACAGTTGATAGATTCGGTGCAAATAGTTTGCTAAATTGTTGGTTTACAAGCATGAAAGAGCCTAAGGCATTTTATTCTTGTTTGAAAATCTAATGCTAGGTGGAGGCGTAGGATATAGTATTCGTCGTGAAGATGTACATGAACTTCCAAGAATTAAGAAGGAT